TCGTACAACTTCGCAACGGCATCGACGCGCATATGCCTCGACCATTTAACCTATTTGAAACAGAACGCTGTTTACAAATCCTAAACGACAATATCAATGGACTTTCTTAAAGACGTACACGGTTGGAATAATCACCGTCCTTTACTTTGGTGGGCATTGCAGCATACGAAACAATCTGCATTTCCGATTCTTGAGATGGGATGCGGTGATGGTAGCACACCGTATCTGCAAGAATATGCTAAAAAGCACAAAAAGCAATTAATTAGCTATGACTACGACAAAGAATGGGCGGCTAAGTTTGGAGCAACGCACGTTACAGATTGGGATAGCATAGAACACAATCAGTATAGCGTTGTGTTAATTGACCATAGTCCGGGCGAACGCAGACACATCGACATCGCTAAATTAGCAGACAAAGCGCATTACATTATTATTCACGACAGCGAACCTGCAGCGACTGGTTATATGCTTAACAAAATATGGCATTTGTTCCCGTATCGTCGTGATCTTATAACCGATGGAGCATGGGCAACTATTGTTAGCCGTGTTAAGGTTATTCCTCCTATTAACATAAAAGGCTTTGACATCCGATGATCTACAACCTAACCGAACATACCAAACAAATTAAAGCGTGTACGACTGAAGTCGTGCAGGTGGGATGCACTAACGTTGAACTGCACATGACTTTACTTAACATATGCAGACGACACAAAAAGGTGTTGATAACGTTCTACATGAACGAAACGGAGAAACAAACTTCCGACTATCACGGCACATACCATATACAACGCAAATGGATCAGCGATATTGATCTTAGTAAATATAACTACGTAATAATTAACAAATGATTCATCAACTATACATCAACGCCTTAATCGGAATAGCATCTTATTGGTTTGTTGGTATGACCTTAATACCATCTCAAATCCTGCTCAAATACACGGGTAAAATACACATGAAGCCGTTTACCTGCGAGTTGTGCATGGCGTGGTGGGTAGCCTTAGCGGTTAACATTACGCTATTCTGTAATTTTAGTGATATGAAGTCCATCGTATTAACGGTACTCATGAGCGCGTTTGCTTCGTTTGTTGCCGTATTGGGAATGGAGTTCCACAAAAAGCTACAGAGATGACCGAGCAGCAATACAACTTTTTAGCACCGCACATGGATGCTATTAAGCGATTCAAGTCAGTAGGGCAGGAAGTTAGCACCGCACCGCGTGAACCGATGCGACAAGTGTATATGGAAATATACAAGGAGTTGTTACCACTATCTTGTTCATCCTGCATTAGACATTTATACGAACGAATTAACGAACACATCGAAGAATATGAGCGAAACAGGTAGAGACGAAAAAGGAAGGTTTACCGAGCGTAACATTTGGTCGCTAATCAAAAAGAATGTTGGTAGACCGCGTTTGTGGGAAACACCCGAGGAACTTTTGGCAGCTGGTTTATCCTATTTTGAATGGGCAGATGACGTTTACAAGGGTAAATATGCCGAAGCGGATATGCGTTTGTACTTAGGATTTCATAACCGCACATCTTGGCATGACTACAAACATAATCCCGAATTTGCGAACGTTATATACATATTAGAATCGATTATGGAGGGTGATACCGAGAAGAAACTAATGTGGGCAGCATCGACTCAGGGCGCAATATTCAAATTGAAAAACAAATTCGGTTGGAAGGACGAAGTAACTCAAAACCAAAACATAACTAATGTCCAAGCATCTTTCGGTGAAGTTGTACCGTCCGCATCAGAATCAGCAAAAGATTCATGATTCGATAAACGGTAGTAACTACAAATACTACGTGCTTAACATTGGTCGTCAATTCGGTAAAACGATGTTGGCGATGAATCAGCTATTTTATTGGATGTTCAATAATAGCGGCTGCAAATGCGCGTGGATTTCACCCGTTTACAAACAGTCCAAGAAAGTATTTGAGGAAATGGTGTTGGCATTTGAGGGGACGGGACTAATCGAAAAGAATGCAACGGAGTTAACTATTAAGATCGGCAAATCTTCGCTTCAATTTTTCAGCGCGGAACGTTACGACAACATTCGAGGCTTTACATTCGATTACCTTGTATGCGATGAGTTTGCGTTTATGGACGAAGCAGCATGGACGGAGGTGCTACGCGCTACGGTGCTTGTCAAAGGTCGCAAAGTGTTGTTAATTAGCACACCAAAGGGCAAGAATCATTTTTACAACCTTTACAACTTATCAGGGGTAAACGATCAGTACAAATCGTTCCGGATGAGTTCGTACGATAACCCGTTAATCAATCCACAAGAAATAGACGATGCCCGGTTGACATTACCCGACCATGTGTTCAGACAGGAATACTTAGCGGAGTTTATCGACGGTGGTGCTGGTATCTTTGCTTCAAAGTGGGAAGAGGCTGCAGGTGGCACACGTTTCTTTGCAGGTGTTGACTTAGGTAGGGCGGATGACTATTCTGTATTGTCGATTTTTAACGAGCAAGGCAAACAGGTGTATATTAATCGCTGGAGGCATAACACGTGGGCAAATATCACACGGGAAATAACTACCGTAATAAATCAATTTAACGCACGTGCATTTGTTGAGGTCAATAGCATCGGTGATGCTTTGATAGATCAGATTAAGCAGCAATGCCGTAACCCGCAAAACATAGAACCCTTTGTAACAACAAGCAAGTCAAAGAATGACGCGATTGAGCAGTTGGCGGTTGCTACACAAAATGGTGAGGTAACATTCTTACCTATCGACTGGTTGCAAAAGGAGTTCGACGTGTTTACCTTTGAGTACAATGCTAAGTCAAGGACAATCAAATACGGTGCTCCATACGGATTTCACGATGACGGTGTAATGGCTACGGCAATAGCGTATAATTGCTTCAAAGAAAGTAAAGGACATCAATTCTCAATACGATATTAACATGAACTATCAAAAATTAAAGGCAGGTCAATTAGGCGACTTTTTCCGCATTGCAGCCGTACAACCTAAGGACGAAGTTGAGCAATTAGACAAGGACGTTGCATTGCTATCCATGATTCACGGAAAGCCTGACAACTACTTCACTAACCTATCATTCAAGGACTTTAACGAATACCGTAAACAGTTGTATGCGTTGCTATCCGTAGAGCCATCAGCGCGTTACATCCCTGCATTTAAGGTTAACGGGTATAAATTCACGTGCCTACCTAACGTGAACACAATCAAAGTGCATCACGAGCAAGATGTAAAGATGCTGCGATTGAATGCGGACAACCTATACGACAAGCTACCGTACATCGTCGCTATCTTTTCCGAGCAACGTAAGCAGCTATTTAAAAAGAATCTGTCATTTGTTGATAAGTGCGAACTATTCAAAAAACACCTACCTGCAGACGTGGCGATAGGTATCGCGCTTTTTTTTTGCGCGGCATCAAAGAAACTCGAACCGCTTATCGCAACCTATTTGGAGGAGCTAACCGACAAACTGGAAGCGGAGGTGAACAAGGCGTTAGCATCCATGAACATTGGGGATGGCAATTAAACATCTACGAGATTACAAACGGGGATAAGACCAAAGAGGATGCGTACTGGAACATGACGCTTATTGAGTGGTACAACCGCTTGGCACTAATGAAGGACGTGCAGGATGACCACAAAGAGCGGATGGAGGCAATAAAGCAGAAGATGCAGGTGCGCTAAACGTTAACCCGTTCATGTAATTTTATAGGCATGGCGGTAACAGGCGGCAATCCCGATGACTTTGTATTCGACACCCTTACAACATGGGCGCAAAATGTCGTTAACGAAATTCGGAACAACCTTACCAAAAAAGATCCATTTTTAGGTGATTCCGATTTAGCACAATCCATCACGCCACAGGTAGAGCGTACCGATGATGGCTACGTGTTGACAATAACAATGAACGACTATTGGAAGTATGTCGATCAGGGACGTAAACCAACAAGGTCAAGTGGGAATGGAGCGGTACGTAAGAATCTATTGCTGTGGATCAGTAAGCGCGGAATAGCGCCACAATTGAGCCAAAAAGTCTACAACAAAAAGACTGGCAAATACTATAACCGCACTTTCAAAAGTTCATTGGAATGGCGTGATTCTTTGTCCTATGCTATTGCGTCAAAGATTCACAAGAAAGGATTTGTTAGCAGAGGTAAAGGATTTTTTTCAGAGGTGTGGCAAGAGGATAACATAAACGAATTGCTGCAAACATTACTAAGCGAAAGCGGTGAGGTGTTTGTGGCTCAAATACTTGAAGATTAATGGCTATTAACATTACAGATCAACCCGAAGAATGGACACCCGTGTACAATGATATGCGGTTCGTAATTGCATCTACTAACACAACACAACCTAATTTCCGTTACGTTGCGGATGTGTACGTTTCAGGTGTGGCAGGTTCTACACGCTTAACCTTTGATGCTAATCCAATTACCGGATACGGTGTCGTGGATATATCTGCTATTATTAAGTCCTACATCAGTTCCGACTTCAACACATCGGTGTACGGCTTTCAGCGTTGCACAAATAGCTACAAAGCGTATGAGGTTGAGTTCGGTGAGCAATATGGCACAACGGTAACGACTTATCCAAATGTAACGTCTACGGGTGTCAAGTATGCTTGGAATGCGTCTTTAAGCGCGGAGTTGTTGCAAAGCTATACATCATCGACATACTTGGTGAGCAGCGGTGTGCTATTAACAAATCAACCGGAGCGACAAAAGTTTACAAGCGACGAGGATCAAAGGTGGCTATACTTTATAAACGATACATCAGGTAGCGCGTATTATTTGAAATGCACTACATTCAATTCAGCAGGTAGCACGATAGGTACTTATCTTATCGAGAATCCATATCAGGCAAGTACATCAATAAACTTAGATAAATTATTGCGTGTCGGTGTTGGTGTGCATGATTTGAACAATTCAACATTAGCGAGTGGATCGCAGCCCGTAATTGATAGCAGCGTGGAATCTTATGAAGTACAAATTGTAAACTACGCACAGGACAATGGCACTTCGTCGTATTTCTTTGACCGTGAATGTCAGGCACGTGAGCAAGATCCTATTAACGTTTACTTCCTTAATGAATTAGGGGGATATGATATGTACCCGTTCAAGTATCGCAGGTCGTTAAGCAATAACATCGAGCGCACATTTATCGAACAGAATCATGGTAAGTTAACGGACAGCCTGTGGAATCAGAACACTACAAACAGAGGTAAGAAACAGATTTACACAAGCATCACAAACACGTTGAATGTAACATCTGACTTTATCAACAATTACGAGACATCTAAGTGGATCGGTGAGTTAGTTGCATCTCCTGACGTGTACTACTATGAAACAGTTAGCAACATTTACATTCCTTTGATCTGTACAGTTAACAACTACGAGTCTAAGTACCGTAACTGGGATGGAATGTGGGAGTTAAAATTAACCTTTGAATACGCAAATAAAAAAGTAAGGCAAAACGGATGAAAACCGAACTATACATAAACGGCACACGTGTTAACTTATCGCAAGAGGTTAACGCATCGCTTAACTACGCCATTGCGGATATTCGTGAACCTGAAAAGCGTAACGGTGCATTCTCGCGTTCCGTTAAGTTGTATTGTGATAGTGTGCTAAGTCAGGTGTTGGATGCGATCTTTGAGATAGGCTATAACACGCAGACATCGGGCATCGTTAACTTTATGCCTGACTTTAATCCTAACTTAAAAGCACCGTTTGTACTTTACGCGGATGGCATGGAGCAACTACGCGGTTATATGCGTTTACGTTCTATTGACCGGGATGAGCAAGGATTACAGCGGATGTATTACAACGTCGAGTTGTACGGGATGTTGGCTAATATCTTCACGGATTTAGGCGATAAGAAAATGGGGGAGTTGGATTATTCGTCCGACAATCACATTTACAATCGTACAAATCAACAGGCAACATGGACTAATGTAGATGCGGATGATGGTAACTACGTATATCCAATGATCAACTACGGTACTGTTCCGAGTGAGAATACGTGGAAAGTTACTGACTTTTTCCCTTCGATCAGTTTGAAGTCATTAGTCGATAAGATTGTAACGGGTGTCGGTTATCAATACGATTCGACTTTCTTTGATTCGTCCTACTTCAAAAAGCAATACATTACATTCACGGGTGATAAGTTAACGTTATCTGCATCGGGTGTTGCAAATAGTCTATTCAGCGCACGTACAAATGTGGCATTGAGCGGTAGTGCTACTTTCGGTAATGCTTTTCCATTTAACGTCGAGGTTACCGATCCGAGCAACCAATATGATCCTGTTACTTACACGTTTACGGCTGCGGAATCTGGATGGCACGAATTTGTAATTACAGGAAACGTTGGACTTATTAATACAGGAGCAAACACCGCTAATCCAGATGCAAATATACTTTGGACTTGTATAGTAAATACCAATGCTGCTTTTATAAACACAACACAAACAGGACTTATAGATTATGGAGCTATACCGTCATGGGGAATAGTAACAAACAACTACACGTTCACGTCACCTTCAATTTTATTAAACGCTGGTGATACTGTTACATTTAGAATTGGGGGATCGATATTTACGTATAGTACAACAGCAACCGTAAGTTTGTATGTAGCATCTGGTTTAACCGTAAAGAACACACGCAACAATCCTGCGGTGGTTGAAAACAGCACTGTCAACATGAATGCAGCGTTACCTGTTGACGTTCGACAAGCGGACTTTTTGAAATGGTTAATTCTACGCTATAACTTGATGGTTGAGCCTGACAAGAATAACGACAAAAAGATTTACGTTGAAACGGCTAACGACTTCTACGGAAGTGGAACGCCTGTTGATTGGACTACAAAGGTTGACGTGTCGAAGCCTGTTACCATTACTCCGATGGGATTATTGGATGCTATCCGGTATGTTGTTAAGGATGCAGACGATAACGACTACCGTAATAAGTTCTACAAAGACAAATGGGGTAAGACATACGGGCAGAAAGAGTTGGACGTAACCAACGACTTTATCAAGAACACAAAAGTTATCGAGACAGGATTTGCACCTGCTGTTTTAGTTGGTAGCACCGCTCATGATCGCATTATTCCGCACATTTATCAATCAGATAGCAACGGGGTGCGTACACCGATGAAGTCAAAGATGCGGATCGTGTATTGGTCAGGTACTTTCAATACTTCGTCTGCATGGACTTACCAAACAGCTACAAGCGGTTATACAGAAACAACTTATCCGTATGCAGGACACGTAGACAATCCGTACACGCCAACATTAGACGTTAACGTATTTTTCCCGCGTGAAATTTACTACACTAATCCGCAAGGTGCTACGCAATACACCGATAACAACGTTTATAACAGTTATCACAAATTGTACATGGATGAGATCACCAACGCGAATAGTAAGTTGGTAACGTTATACGCTTGGTTACGTCCTATTGACATTTTGCAGTTATCGTTCAAGAACATTGTACACATCGACGGGCATAATTACCGATTGCACAAAGTAGTCGATTTCGATCCCTTACAAGAGAAGTCCACAAAGATCGAATTACTTAAGTTGATAACGGGCATACCATTTACACCGGAAACAAAGGCAATAGACTTTACTTACGGTGGTCAGTTGGGTGGCTTACCTGCACCTTCATTCAATTGGAATGGCGATGTAGGTGGCACGGCTGTTGTGTCAAATGCTACAAACACAGGACGCGGTAATTACGTTGCAGAAGATAGCACAGGCACAACCGTAGGTGGTGAAGGCAATAGAGTTGGAGCAGGAACGTCGAACATTACGATATTAGGTAGTGATAACGTAACGGTTGCGTCAGGCCTGACAAATGTAACGGTGATTAATTCGGATAACTTAAACATTACCGAATCTGATGTCATTTATATTGACGGAGTAAAGCAACAAGCACCGACAACTACTACTTTAACTGGAGACACGACAATAACAGAAGCAGGTTATTATTTAGCCAATGGAACGTTCACAATTACCTTATCACCGTCCGACTATCCAGCAGGAACAAGAATTGATATCAAAGACATCACATCGTTAGCGCATTCGATTACGATCAGCGGTGGCGGTGTTAACATAGACGGCTCGGCAACGTATAGCATGACGGTTCAATATGAAAGCGTTACCATATTTTATAACGGAACACAATTTTACATCATATGAGTTATAGACCAAACACTACGGGTGGTAGTGGTGATATGCTTAAATCAGTTTACGACACAAACGATGACGGAGTGGTTAACGTTGCAGCATCAGCTAACGCGGTGGCATGGGAAAATGTTAGCCGTAAACCTGAATTCTTTACACCGAACGTACACACACACGGAATAGAGGATGTATCGGATTTGCAAACAGCGTTAGACGGTAAATTGTCAAGCGCGTTTAACGAAATACTAACATTAGCATCAGATGTAGCAACGGGTGCAAACACAACACCCGTAACACTTACCAACCTTGTATTTAATTTTGATGCTAACACAAATTATCTTATCAAAGCAATAGGGCGCGTGAAACCTGCGGCTGCAACAACTGGGTGCGGGTTTCAATTTGACGTTAGCGCGGCAGTAACATCAATAGATGTATCATTCTACCATCAGTTAGCGAATACAGGAACACTTAGCGGGGGACATAGTATAGCGGATAACGCATCGGTGGGTGTGTCATCAGGAATGCCCGGTACGTCAACCTATCCCGTAATCTTAGACGGCATGATCGTTACGGGAGCAAACGCAGGAACAGCGCAATTAATGTTCCGATCAGAAACGACAGCCGTAACAACGTGTATGTCAGGATTTACTTTAATCGTTCAAAAATTAGCATAATAACATGGCAACAAGAGAGGAAGTAGTTAAACTCACCATCGAATCAGCGGAGGCTGCAAAATCTGTTAAAGAGGTACGCGAATCGTTAAAGGCTATTCGTGATCAGATGTTGGCAGTTGGTGATGACTCAAAGGAGTTTCATCAATTAGCAGCGGCTGCGGCTGAATTGAAAGACCGTGTCAACGATGCTAACGAAGCAATGGCTGCGATGCACCCTGACGGGTTTCAATCCGTTACCAACTTTGCTGCAAAAGCATCAGGAGCGGTTCAGGGTGTTACGGGTGCGATGGCTTTATTTGGTGGTGAATCCGAGGCTGTTCAGCAGACCATGATGAAGCTACAAGCAGCAATGGCTTTGACGCAAGGGTTAGAGGCGGTTAAAGATTTGGGTAAGGCATGGACGGCTGTTAACGCTATCATTCGTGCGAATCCTATTGCGGCTATCGTTACGGCTGTTGTAGCATTAGGTGCAGCGGTTAAAGAGGTAGTGGATTATTTTAACCCATTAAACACCGAAGCGAGAAGATTACAAGCGACAACCGAAAGGACTACAAAAGAAACAGAACTCCGCTTAGGTTATTTGGATAATGAGATCAAGTTAGCACAAGCACGTGGAGCGACTGAAGAGGAAATTTATAACATGAACAAAGAGCAAGTTCAAGAGAAAATCAAACTTGCAAAACTTTCACTCGCATCAGCCGAAGCTACATTAAAGCAACAGGAAGCGGAAAAAGGTATATTGGACTATATCGGCGAGGCATATATTATGATGCTCAAGTTGACCGGTCAAACTGAAATGGCTAACGTGCAGGAACAAGCACAAGCAGCACGACGAAAGCAAAATTTACAGGAATATGTTGATGCGGTTGATCAAGCGAAATTAAACTTAGACGCATTAATTACTGAAGAAGAGATTATAGAAATTAATCACACTAACTTCCTAAAAGATCAATACAAAGAACGGGCAAAGGCGCAACAGGAAGCAATACAACAAACGCATGAGGTGTTTATGCCTATCATGCAGCAACAAGTTGCGGTACAACAACAAGCAACAGCCGAATTGCAGGTTGGAACTTTTAATGCGATGGAAGGTGTGGAAAGTCGCGTTAAAACATTCCAAGAGCGTTTATTAGATGTTCAGGCGCGTATTTATCGAGCGGCAGCAAATGCTCAATCGAAGTTTGGTGGTGAATTAGCTAATAGCACACAACAGTTATTTGGAGCGTTAGCGGACGCATCAAAGAAAAACGCAAAAATGCAAAAGGCATTTGCAGTTGTTCAAGCTACTATTAACACTTACCAAGCAGCAACAAAGGCGTTAGCTACATTACCACCTCCTGCTTCATACGTGGCAGCGGCTGCGGCTCTTGTTTCAGGTTTTGTTCAAGTTCGTAATATCCTTTCTCAAAATGTAGAAAACCCTTCATCATCAGCAGGTGGTGGTGGTGGTGGCATGGGATTAGCTACAATCAACAGTGCGCCTGACGTTAACACCGCACAGCAGCCATCGACCCTAATCAACGAACAAGGTCAGGCAATGAACCAACAACAACAAGCACCGGTATACGTTGCGGTAACCGAAATACGGGAAGTAAGTAACAACGTGAACGTGGTGGAGAACTTAGCACGATTCTAAACGAAGAGATCAACACGTAATTTTATAGATATGCCTAAAAAGAAAAAGTTACCGATTTACGAAATGACCGTAGATCAGAATTCAGAGTCAGGTGTTGAAATGACCGCACTTGTTGACAATCCTGCAGTTGAGATGGACTTTTTGGTATTTGACGAACAAAAGCCGATGCAGTTCAAATACGATGACAAAGAATGGATAGTAACTGGCGTGGCGATGAGAGCGGACTATCCTATCTATCGCAACGATTCACGCGGTGAGTACTACGTTACATTTAGCAAGGAGACAATTAAGACTATCATCAAAAAGTGGGCAAAGGAAAACCGATTTAACGCTGTTAACAAGATGCACAACGCCGAAGACGTTGCTAACGGTGTTTATCTTATCGAATCAATTTTTGTGGATAAGAATCGCGGAGTAAACGCACCGGAAGGATTAGACGTAGAGGATGGCTCGTGGATTCATTCTTATTACGTTGAGAATCCTGAAATACGCGCAAAGATCGAAGCAGGTGAGTTCAAAGGTTTCAGCGTTGAAGGTATGTTCGGGATGGAGTTCGGATCGCATCCTATTGATGACATAATGAAAGACCTTAACGATACTATTGACCAATTTCTAAACAATTTATAAGTAACGTAATTTTATAAACATGAACATTAACGCTGAATCATTAAAGACTTTCACGGCAAAACTCAAGGAGGCATTTGCTGCGTTCAAACCTGAAGAGGTTGCAACTGAACAAACATTCGGAATGGCTACTTTGCCTGATGGCTCTATCCTTAAGTGGGATGGTGAACCTGCGGTAGGTACGCCTGTTATGGTTGAAACCGCTGAAGGTGATGTACCTGCCGTAGACGGTGAGTACACATTAGAGGATATGACTACTATCGTAATCGTTGGTGGTGTTATCGCTGAAATTAAGAAAGTAGAATCAGAGGTTGAAGTTGAAACACCTGAAGCAGTTGCACCTGTTGCACCTGTTGCACCTGCTGAAATGCCGATGGCAAAAGAGGTAATTGAGCGTGTTGAAAAAGTACAAAAGTTCGCAGAAGACGAATTGGCTGCAATCAAAAGCAACATCACCGCAATGAGCGAACAGGTATCTTTAATGGTTGCACAAAACGAAGAGATCAAAAAGTTCAAAGAGCAATTTAGCGCATTTCAGTCAAGCGTTACAAAGGCTATCGACGAACTTGGTGATGCACCACAGAACTCTGAGCCTGTACGCAATGAGTTCCGCAATGAAGATAACCAACAAAGCGTAGAAGAGCGTATTGCAGCTACACGCGCTAAGTTGTTTAACCGATAATCAAAATAATTACTAACTAATAAAAATTACACAAAATGGCATTTGATTTAACAGGGATGACCAATCACGTAACCGACGAAGCGGCAGACCTTCGCTCGATTGCGATTTATTCACCCGTAACAGTTCCTCTTGTTACCGTAGTTGAAGGTATCAAGTATTCCGAGCGTTTAACATACTTCGATGTTGATCCTCAATTCCAAGCAGACAGCACTTGTGCTACTGTAAACCCTTCAGGCGATTCTGGTAACTTCGACCAAATCACTTTGACAGTTGATAACTTCAAAGTTGAGTTGGATTGGTGTTTCAAAGATCTTGACGCAAAATCTCTTCGTCGTTACTTACGCGCTGGTGCTAAGTTGGACGAGAATTCTGCTCCACAATTAGTATCTGCTATCATGGCACGTACAGCTGAGAAGATCGCTGCAAACCTTGAGTCTGCTTATTGGCAGTCATCAAAAACACAAGGTGCTGCAACAACTAACTTGAAGCAGTTTAACGGTTTCATTCAGACTATTGAAACTATCGGTGGTTATGTGAATTCTAACACAACTAACGAAACTTCAATCACAACTTCTAACGTAATCACTATCTTCGATAACCACTGGTTGTCAGTTCCTGCTGCTATGAAGCGCAAAGAAGATTTGATCACTTGTTGCGGTGATGACACTTTCGACAAGTTGGTTATCAAAGTGAAAGATTCTAACTTCTTCCACTACTCTGCATCTGCTGCTGACATCGCTGCTCGTCGTATCACTTTACCGGGTACAAACATGGTGATCCAAGCGGTACCGGGCTTGAACAGCGACAACACTGGATTGAGCGGTATGCCTGCATTGTTTAAGAACCGTATCTTCACTTTCTACAAGTCAAACCTTATCATCGCTACTGACCAAGAGTCTGACAGCACTGACTGGATGACTTGGTACGAGAAGAAGGATGACAAGTTGTATGCACGTGTTCGCATGAAGTTTACAACTGGTGTGTTCTTCCCTCAGCACGTAGTATCTTTCAAGACTGCATAATTTATAACCTGAATGGTAGTAGCCCCGTAAGGCTACTGCCTTTCTTAATAATATAACAAATGGCTTGTAACATTAATCAATCTTTTGCCTTAGACTGCCGCGATAACGTAGGTGGTATTAAGGAAATAAAGATCAAAACATATTCGAGTGCCTTAGTAGGCATTGCGGTTACATCAGGTCAAGCCACATTAAGCGGTCAAGGCTTGACGGGTTGGTATAAGTTGGAATGCGAAGAGGCTACGGCTACAGCATCTGATAACGGTACTACATCACGTGAGAATGGCACTACCATGTATGCTCCAACAGTTAACTACGTGTACAACGAAAAAACGGCTGCATTCTTAAATGAATTGCAGAAATATCACGGTGGTACATTTGAAGTTGCTGTTAAGTATAACAACGGTGCTATCCGCTTATTTGGTTATGAGAACGGTTTGTTCTGCAGCGCATCTGTTGATGAGTCAGGAACAACTTACGGTGATCGTAACGGCTATACTGTTACTTTTACAGGAATGGAAAAGGTAAAAGCACCGCACATCACTAATAACTGGGACGTTTTAGTTTCCGCATAAATTCTGCTCGGGGTTTTGGTTTTCCCCTTGTTTTGGTTTGCCCCGTGAAAGCTCTTCACGGGGTTTTTTATTATTATTAAACGAAACGTGATTACGTAATTTTATTAATATGATTCAGGTTACCAAAGGCATCAGTCAAACATTGGTATTTACGTTAAAGGAAAAGACTACGTTAACAAGTCCTTACTACTTGTTTTACTGCATCGGTCAGGGCAAGAACAACGTAGTAACGTGGATAGCACAACCTACGTCAAGTGATGATCGTAAAGATCAATTTACATTTATTGAAGGCACAACGGCATCGTTAAGTGAGCAGATATACAACTACTTTGTGTACGAACAAACAAGCGCGGTGAATACTAATCCTAGCCTTGCGACATCGTTAGTTGAGCGCGGACAGATGAAGGTTAACGATGTTAACGAACAGGAATATCAGTTGCCTAATAGCACAACACAATATCACTTCTAATGGAGGAAAATAAAAACATACTTCCCGTAATTAAATGGAATGCTTTTAATAACAGAAAGCGTCCTGAATTCGTGGAAATTAAAAATACGGACATAATCAAGAGCGGTGAGAAAAACGACTTTCCGTATTACTTAACTGACTTGTATCGCCGTAGCGCATTACATTCGGCTATCATCAACGCGAAGGTGAATTACATCGCTGGTCGTGGATGGACTTTTGAGCGCGCTTCATACATGAGCGTGGCGCAACGTTCGTTAGCTGAAAATCTAATTAAGCAGCCATTTGCTGACATGGATTTAACGGAATCTACGTTACGATGGACGCGCGACTTTGAGATTCACAATATGTTTGCGGTGTTGGTTAAGTGGAGCAAGAATAAGCGCACGGCTACCTTAGAACACATTGACATTGCTAACTTACGCACGAACGAAGATACTACCGAGTTTTATTACACGCGCAAATGGTACGTGATGAAGAACGGTAAGCGAATCGAAAACAAAAACTTTGCAGAGGAGAAAGATTACAAGGTATATCCTGCATACGATCCTAACGACCGTAATGGTGATCAGATATTTTTCTATTCAGTGTTCCATCCTGATCAGTACGTGTATTCATTGCCTGTCTATTATGGCGGTGTAACTTGGATCGAGAATCACATTGCCTATTCTGATTTTCAATATCAAAATATCACAGCATCATTCTCACCGATGATGCAGGTTAAGATTTACGGCAATATCCCTGACGAACAAAAGCAGGACGAAATAACGGACGGCATTACAAAGAACTTTACAAGTCCAGAAGGTAAGCGAATGATAGTAGGCTTTTATCAAAGTCGCGATAGTTCAACGGACGTGGAGGCTATTAATGTTCCTGACCAATCAACGCTTTATAAAGAGGTTGCAGAACAGTCGGAGTTAAATATATGCTCTGCACACGAATTCCCAAAACTGTTATTAGGCATTACCACCGCAGGTGCATTAGGTCAGCGTAATGAATTGGTAGTAATGGAGGAGTCTTTCTACAATCGTTACGTTGTTAGCCGTCAGCGTTGCATTGAATATGTGTTCAACACGATCGCACATGATTTAGGGTTGCCTATTAATTTGAAGTTACAGCGCGTTAAGTCAGTTGACTGGATGCCAAGCGATGCGGCTATTGAAAGCGCGTTAGGTGTTGATGGATTGCGTAAGTACGTGTTATCACGCTTGGGTATGGAGGATTCGCAATACATGAAGTATAGCAACGTGAAGCCTGATGCAAATTTGCAGTTGTTCACAAAGTACGGTGTTGATGCGGCCAAATATGATGTTGTAAAGTTTCGTGATTTGGAAACCGAGAGTGCGGACGAAGTAGAAATGAGCGAATCGGAGTTTATGACATTCGCAAAGGCTGAGGTAAAGTCATTAGACCGCGTGGTATTGGATTTATTGAATAAAGACGCGTTTATGCCATCAGAGGAAATCGCAAAAGTGGCAAAGGTTTCCATCGGTGATGTTAAAGACACGATCGACCGTTTGCGTGAAGCAGGGCGAATTAAATACAGCCCTGAAAAGATCGCAGGTGATAAGGTAGGCGCGTATGAATTGACAGAGAAAGGTTTGCAGACGTTGGAAGAGAATCCTGCAAGAACAGAGCCGTTAAAGGTGATGTACCGGTATGAATTAGGAGCAAACGCACCTAAGTTAGTGGCAGGTGGTAAATCACGTCCGTTTTGTGTTGAGTTGATGGATATGAATAGACTATACAGCCGTGAGGATATAAACGCAATGAGCGTAGAGGAAGGGCGCAATGTGTGGAGTTTACGCGGTGGTTGGTACACGAATCCAAATACAGGTGTAGCGCGTCCGCAATGCAGACACACGTGGCAGCAAGTAATCGTTAAAGAAAGACAGTAAGATGAGTACTATAAATAAACCGTTAATGCTTAAGCCTAATGACGAAGGTTTGTTAGCATACGTTGAATCAACATACGATCAGAATCAGTTATGCGAGATCATTTGGGACACGCAACGTCAACACATCAGACCTATCTTAGGTAGTGCGTTGTACGATGAGATTTTATCGCAGATTCAGAACAACAACTTGACGCAATTGAACACAACATTGCTGAATCTATACATCAACCCGGTGATGAAGTTCTACGTGTTGGCGAATGGGTTATACGTGTTCAATTACAAGATCCGCCAAAAGGGAATGGTTACCATGAATAGTGATAATTCTAATCCTGCGAGTATTTCGGAGTTGGATCGGATGTACAAATACTTTGACGACAAAGGACAAACAGACGCGGATATGCTTATGCGCTACCTTGTCGAGAATGACGATAACTACCCACTATACAAAGATGCTGGTGATGGATTTGATACTATTCATCCGACAGGTCAACAATACAATGTAGGCTTTTACATGGGTAGTTATCGCAACGGATATAACCCATGTGGTACAGGAGATGAAAACACAATTGACTTCTAAAAATGCTAAGAAAATTTTAAAGTTCTTAGCCGACAAACAGGATGACAAGTTACAGTCAAATAACAACGCTGAATCAACTGATCGCAAACGTTCAGGAGATAGCAACGCAGCACCGACAAATAAATGATTTTAAGTACGGCAATACTTGGGAGCATTATTCGTCAGGCACTACAAATACGCCAGAGTTATGGTGTAATGTAGAGAGCGCAACGCGTAACATTAACAGCACCATTTACACTATCCGATTTTGGGTAGTTGACAATGTGATACGCGGTGAACTTGACGAATTAGAGCGTCACAGCGACCTTGTGTTGATTGCTGAAGATATTATCGCACAACTGCGCAATCCTGCTTATAAATGGCTTGTGAGCCGTACGCAGTCGATCAATATCGATTTGCTTGTCGAATATTCGCCTAAAAACTTTGCAGGTGCGTCATTCAGTATTGACGTAGAGATAAGCAAAGCCGATGAGCGTTGCAACATTCCATTTATTTCGCCTCCTATTAGTGGTGGTGGTGGTAGTGGTGGCGGTGGCGGTGATTGCGATGACGCGAACGTGAGAAACAGCGATGCAAGTTATACGCAAACGGTGGCAAGTGGAGCAACGTTAACATTACCGGATACAACGGTTAACGTGTACGTGAATAACGTGTTGGAAGATACGGTTACAATAGTAACATTAGGAAATGAAACAATAAACATAGTATGGCAGTAACGGTAAACATAGATAGTCAGATAGTCGTAAAAACGGCGGCGCAATGGGCAGCGGATAGTACCGTGTACTCATCGCAGCGTATATTGGTTACGTCTGATGTAACTTACACTAATTCTGATCAGCGTAAATTTAAGATCGCTGACGGTGTGCAGACGTGGTCTAACTTGGATTATATGCCTATCGCGCAAACATTAGCGCAGGTATTAGCGAATGACAACGACACGAACAACTTAGACATAGTAAGTCCAAACGGCAAGTCTATTGTTGCGGTTCATAATCAATACATCCGCTTATTGCACGACGATGGCAATGACTCGGAGTTGTATCTACATTCAGCGGACGCTACTTTAAAAACAGCTACGGGTGGGTTTTACGTTAATGAAACAGCGTTAACAGATACTAAGTTTGTTCAGATCAAAAGTGCATCGACAACAATACAACACGATACTACGGTAAGCGTAAACACGCCTAATGTTAATTTGCCACAAGAGACGGCTTCACGTATTGCTATTTTTGATGCGAGTAAAAACGTTAAGGCGGCAAATACAACTACCTATCCATCGTTAACTGAATTAAGCTACGTTAAGGGTGTAACGTCTGCAATACAAACGCAATTAAACACAAAGGTTACACTTGACGATGTTTACTTTACTTTGCCGTTTTATTCAGGTGTATTAAGTCCTGCAGATGCCACAACTTATTACTTTTCACCTGCATCTATATCACCAAGCACCACAGCTACAAACCAAGACTTTTCCGTTGGTTATAACTTTACCGTTATTGGAGCAATGATATTATGTAGTGCGAATACGACTTCAGGAACTGCCGAAAATAGCACTTTGTATGTTCGCAATACAACAACATCAACAAGTTCAACTATGGGGACGTTTCAGACTAATGGATCGACAACCGTAGTTATATCAACTACTTTGACAGGATTAAGTATTAATGTCGACGCTACTGATTCTTTCTGCTTAGAATGGTTGACTCCTACATGGGTTACAAATCCGGTAGCGTTTACGACTCGTGTAATTTTAATGTGCAAACGAAGATAACATGACAACATACGAATACTATCCAGCATTAAAGCCTAACGGCTCACCAAAGCAAGGCATCAACAGAATCACCTTTGTTGAAGGTAAAGAATACACGCGCGAATACTTTGAAGTCGATCCGCGTACACAGCCATCACCTGCATTATCAGCGGTGCTACAGGCTACACCTGAAGAAATCAAACAAATAAAACAAATACTTGGAATTAATAATTAATAATAAACTTATTTATCATGAAAGATTTTAGAACCCTATCATTAACAGACGAATTATTAAGCGTTGCAGAATGCGGTGTTGGAGGTTTAGCTATTCGCGGATTTAACATTATTAACCCAAACAACACGGATGTATATGTTAAGTTCTTCGACAATTTTGACAGCGATATAACATTAGGAACTACAAAGCCAAATTTGACTTTATTAGTACCTGCTAACGGAAGTATTGTTGAGGCATTCGACGAAAAGAAAACGGTTTACTTTTTCTCTACAAACATCGCAATTTGCGCGGTAACTGGATTAGCTGATAGCAGCACTACTGCACCTGCTTCTGGTGTTTATGTTCAACTTTATTATAACGTGTAATTATGGGATATTCAGTTCAATCAATAGGTAAGTATACAACATACACGCCAACTTACAGTGGGTGCAGCGTTGACCCAACAGTTGCAGAAGCGCGTTATACTTTGAATGGAAAGATGTGTACGGTTACTATAAGAAACAGCGCGGTAGGCACAAGCAATGCAACAAGTAAGACAATCACACTGCCATTTGCTGCCGCTGATACAGGCACTCAAGTTGGTTACATTGTATGTACCGATAACAACACCAACCGTCATGGTATAATCAGAACGCAAGTTAACAGTAATGTAGCTAATTTATTCTTAACAAATTCAACTGGCGTAGCACTTTCTAACTGGACTAATAGCGGAAACTGGAACTGTCAATTTACATTCACGTACGAGATAGCATGATTTTAATTAGCTCAAGGCGTTCGTATAAGGTTATCCCTACAATTATTATGGCGGGTCAATCTAATATGGAAGGAGATACCAGCGGAACTCCAGATGTGTCTATACAAAGTAATGATCGTGCGTTAATCTTTGTTAAGCCTAATGACGCAAGTTCAACAGACAACGGGTGGATTAGCAGATTAAGATGGGGAACAAACAATAATTGGAGAACCATCTCACGTAGTAGCGTATCGCCCGAATTGAGTTTTGCAAAAGGATTTACAGACGCATATGCTGGTGAAGTGTGCATAATCAAGTATGCGTATGGCGGTAGCGCGTTAGTTGATGATGGTTCGTCGTATGTTAACGGACTTTGGCAGGTTGACGCTAACCCTGCAAACACGAACGGATTACCGCATTACAGCAACATGGTTAACAATTTCGTTATACCTTGTATTAACAAAGCGAAAGCTGGAAATATGTTACTTGACCTTGTTGCGTTTGCATGGTGTCAGGGAGAGTCAGACGCAAATAGCCTAACTCGATCTTCTAATTATGAGGCAGCGTTAATCGCATTAATAGATCAACTACGAACAGATCTATCGTCGTATCGAGCAACAAGCAGAGTAATAGAACCTATTATTAGTCGCATTCATAATAACTTTTCACCAGCGCGTCCATATCAAAACGAAGTACGCACTGCTCTTGAAAATGTTGCTGCTAACTATGGACAAACAGTAATTAACACAGATTCTTATTCGTTAGGGCTTGACAATATACACTTTGATGTAGAAGGTCAAAAGACGCATGGAGAGGATATTTTTGCCAAGTTTAACACATTACTTTAACGCATGAAATTCGTGAGAAAATTAGTTGAACATTTAACACATTTGCCTGAGTTGGCAATCGTGTATTTTTCACCAGCGGCAGGTCAGATTCTTTGGGTGATACTTGCAATACTAACCGATACAGCAACGGGCGTTTGGGCTGCAAAGAAAGCAGGTGAAAAGATTAACAGCCGTAGGTTAGCGGACATCGCACCGAAGATGCTTGTGTACATATTAGGCTTGTTATTGGCACACGCTTCGGACGTTACTTTTGACTTGCCTAACAAGTTCGGCATTTCCGCTTTATCCGTTGTATCTTTGGCATTTGCAGGTATTGAACTTAAATCGATCGATGAAAACTTTGAGAAAGCTACCGGACACGGGGTATTCAAAAAAGTGATCAACGCGATAAAGAGAAAGTAAACCAAA